GCTAAAGCCATGAAAAAATCTCTTTTATCCCGAGCCCGATCTTTTCTTAAAAATCCAGATAATAAAGCCGCAGAGAAAGTATCATTATATCTTGGAACATTATCGTTCCCAGTAGAGAAATTAGTATTTAATCCTAACTTTGTCTCGTTAGAAAAACCGTTAAAAAGATAACTAAATTGTAAGTCTAAAACCGGAGACTTAAAGCTAGGCCTAGCCAAGATTCCCTCACTACCCAGCTGCATAATATCTTGTCTCTCGATATTAATGCCATAAGTCGCAGCGATGACATTATCTATCTTCTTTAAGATATGGTGCCCTAGTAAAACGCCAGTAGCTATCCCGGTCTTCAGAGAAGGGCCAGCGTACAGAGCTTCATTCTGATAAATTATTCTGTTTCTGGACATTTTGTAGATTGGCTTTCATACAAAAGCGAAGCCGCGAAAGGTTCGCAATTATGCTTAGCGGAGATTTCGTCCACAGCCAAAGACTTTGAGGTGGATTTTATCTGAGGCTTTTGTAAAAAGAGCTCTACTACTTTAGCTGTCCAGTTTTCCTTTTCCTCGTTTATAGCTATGTTTCTTGCTAGATCATGCGCAAAACTCTTCTGGTCATCGGATAAAGTTTTCTTCTTATGCTTTTTCTTTAATATCTCCACGACTGAATTTTCAAACTCAGTAAATAGCTTAAAGTTTTTTGCTAATGATGTAAAATCAAAAGTCTGCTCTGATGCTCTAGTTGTGTTTACCTGCTTAATCTCTTTAGTATTTTTTGGTCTTCCAGGTTCATCATTAACCTTATTTCCTATCATCGGCTGGTAAAGTCCAGACTTTTTGTGAGGTAGTAAGTCTTTTTGTGCTTGTAATGATTCTTCTTCGGAGGGAAGTTTGTTCGTTTCGATAGCTTCTATAACCTGACTAGGAGTCAAGATGCCAAGCTCTCCCAAACGGGTGTAAATCCTTCCAGCATTCGGATCATCTTCCAAGTCTATATCGTACATAGCTGGCGATGGATAGTTCTTAAATCCAAGAGATTTAGAAACTCTTTTAATTTCTTGAGATACGAAGTCCCTTAAAAATACGCTCCTAGCTTCTTTCAACTTCTGAGCAAATACTTGGATTTTTATTTTAGCATTAGCGAATTTTTCATCTCCTAGAAGAACGTTTCCAAGGCCTTCCCGAATATCCCTATCTATCACTTCGTATTTCTTTGGATCTAAGAGTTCTGAAATTCCAGGAATAACGAATTCCGCTTTAGTCGTATAATCTGCCACTAAAACCCTACCAACAGACTGATTCTCAAAGAGCTTCTGCATGGCGATTAAATTTTTAGGATTTACGCCACCCTTATCAGGCTCAGTTCCCATCGTGATAAGAAGAATGGCCTGCTGCATGGTTCGACTAATTGCCATGTCCATCTTTCTAAGTTCTTTCTTATAATTTAAATCTTCAAGGACAGGGAAACCTAAAGGAACGCTAAAAGGTTCGTAATCTTGCTTCTTATAAAACGCCGCTGAAGTTTTTTGTGGATCTAGCTTTAAGATAATGGAGTAGTTTCTTTTTTCTTTTATTAGCTTCTTCGTTTCTTCATCCAAAGCATTAAAAACATTAACGTCTTCTTCATCTTTGGGGTTTCTTAGTCTTTCGACCTCATAATCGGTCAAGACTTTAAAATATGCACCAGCAAAAAAAGATAAATTACCTCCAACTTGGATATCTGCCGGATTCAGAATGATGTATCTAGACGGGAGCATCACATTACCTTGCTTCAATCCGCTTGCCCCATAAGTTTGAGAGATCTTTAAGGCATCTTCAGGCTTAATTTTAGAATCAAATCTATAAACGAAAACGTTACCACTTCTGAAATATTCTCTAAAGAACTTCTCCTGAAATGAGCGCATGTTAATCTTATTAAACAAGCTGTTGAAAAATTCTCTAGACTTAGCACTCCCTCCTTTAAAATAAATATCCCCTACGGAAAACTCGGTCATTATGTCAATCGTATTCCTGAATACAGAAAAATTATAATAAGCCTTCTGACAAAGGATAACGGCATCTCTAACGTCCACACTAGAAGTATTTGAGACGTTCCTGGAGTAATTAAAAGGAACAAGTCCATCTTCAATGTTCGAGTACCTATTCGTGCGCTCAATAAATCCAGAGCGATTCTCCCTTGTTCTAGTTACCGTCGTGACGTTTGATTTTGATTCAAAAGCCGTCATTAAGGGCTCTGGAGCATCTATTTTATTTTTAGCGGCCATAAGTATTAAATATTACACTCAAAACATGACTGGGGTGAATGTCTCTTGGACATTATCAGTATTTACACTCTGTAAATCAAAATATACTTTACTCGCCCAATTAGCTAACATTAGGGCGGTATAGTTGTCTTTTCTAGTTCTGTTAGGGGAGTTGTTCCTTTTTATATGAGATGGTAAATCGAAAGAAATATTACCTTTAGTCGTTGTAGAAGGCTGAATTAAGGCGCATTGTTTTTTCGTTTGATAAACAAGCATGTCTTGCGTATCGATGAAATCTATAATTTCAGTCTCACCTACGAGCTTCAAGTCTACCGAGCTGGAAATAGCCGAATTATACGCCGCTCCATTCGCTGACATTTTAGAGGCGAACCAGATTTTTTGAAAATCGATAGAGGCTTGTAAGTGTTCATTGCCACGTCTTACAAATTCAGATGTAAATGGCTGGGTAAAGAATATCCTGTTAATTTCTTGATTATACGTCTTCTTAGAAATAGTTAATTCTTTTTCATACTCAGATGCCATAGAGTCCATATCTATGAAATTGATTTGAGTCTTATTATTATTAAATAATACAGAAGAATTACAAGAACCAAGGAAGGTATCTGCTCCAGCGTTATCCATCACCCCAAATACTATATTAAAACTCTTTAATAAGTAATGCAAGTAGTTAACATGGTTACTTATTCCACCAAGACCAGAGTATCCATGAACTAGAGTGCAGGTTCTATCTTTTTCATCTATCTCCAATACAGCCATAGCAAAAAAGTCAGCAGATGGGCTATCGTCCATGTTAGGATCGATACCAATTACATACTTCCTATCCTTTTTACCTTTAATAAGCGTGGTTATATCGCCTCCATCAGGAATAGTTAAATCGAACATCTTTTTCGCATTAAAAAACGAGTCAGATCCATCTGTGAATTGAGCGCAGTACTCTCTTAAAAATGAAGAGTTCGACGAACCTCCGTTTTTAGCCTCTTCAATTAAAGTCTGGTCAATCATATGCTCAGGAAGAGTCTCGTAGCTTATCTGAGATATGAAATATGTAGCCTTTGAAGGCTCGTTACTATAAATTTTACTTACCCAGTCCTGATAGGTCTTATATAAGTTCTCAAAAGTATAAGAGGCTGAAGATAGAGCAATCATTTTTGAAGTATTAGGAAAGACCATTCGATCCTCTTCTTTCATATCTCCATCAAAAATTAGCTTATCTTCTATCTCTCTAACCTCAATTCTTTCTTTTATGTTTTGCGGCGCAACCAAGAATGGCATTAATACATTTTGAATAATCTCTTCCGACAAAAGCATGTACTCGTCTAGGACTAAGACATTCGCCCTGAAACCACGAATCTTTTCTCCGTTTAAAGGGATAGCAGTGATAGATCCACCGTTAACGGACCACTCGAACTGATCGCTTCTCTTAGATGCTTTTACCGAGAAGGCTTGAGCTAAAAGCTCAGCCCCTTTGGAGGCTATAATCTTTTCCAAAGAGTTAAATATAAGTCTGGCTGTTCTAAAAGTAGGACCCGCTACTAAAATCTTTGTTCCCGGCTCAAAAATACATTGCAGAAAACAATATACTGATGCGATGAAAGTTTTTCCGCAGCCACGACCCCATACATTCATACTGAAATTACGATTAAGTAATCCTTTAAGGATGATTTCTTGATAGGGGGCAAGCTTAACTCCAGATATAAGCTCTGTAGTAATTCCAACGTTTGCTCTTAGAAATTTCGCTAATAGAATCTTAGCTTCTCTATCTCCAAGATCGCCCTTCATGCTTAAAATCTCTTGATTGAGATTTGGGATGACTCTCTTGTATTTTTCGGGGCAATAAAACATTAAAGCCTTTTTTCGTCGTAAGCGAATTGTAAATCAATTTTTTTATAGGCTAATCCACAAGTAAAAATCTTCTCCACTACTCTCGAAGCTTCTTTTCTACCATCCACAAAGAGAAACTGCACATCTAGATAATTTTGTAATATCTCTCTAACATTATGAAATACAAATTCTGGAGTAGGCTTCACCCCTTTCTGATAAACGTGAGGAAGAAAATTAAAACCCATGCAATTGTTAAATGATTCTTCTACAAGGATAACTAAATATGCTCCATTAGCCTTAGCTCTCTCAATTTCTCTTATAAATCTCTCGTATCCCCCGCTTAAAGTACCAATCAGATCATTAACAGATTTTCTTTCAATATAACAGTTACCAGTAGAGGCAGAGTTGCTAAAAGTATAATCTCCAAATTTAAGACCGACCATTTCAGATGCTCTAGAGAAAACCAGAGGTCTCTGCTCTCTGGAATCTACAAAAATCTTACAAGAAGTGAAATCTTGAGACTCGTCAACCTCAATCTTGTTAAAATTATCGAACTTATTTATCAGGCCCAATTCAGAACAAAGATTGTAATAGTTTTTAAAAAATTTATTATAAACTTTTATAGGTGGAGTAATTAAAGATCTAAGTTCTACCTGACAGGGGGAATATTTAATACCTTTCTTCTCTTTGCGTCTGATTAGTAGGTCTTTAATGTAAGACTTAACCTCCTCTTCAGGTTTTTCCTTGATCCATTTTTTTAGATTCAGTCTACCATTAAAATCCGTACTAAAATATTGCTCCTTATTCTTAAATTTAATAGGCGCATCATCAAATAGGTCTTTCCTAGGGAAGTGAGTAACGTAATAGTCCTCGATTCTAATTTTATGAGCCTTTAAGTGCCTATGTAGATTAGAATCTTCGGCAAATACCTCATTGCAGATTTTACAAGTAATGTTACCCATTTAATATTTCATCCTCGCTAATTCCTAAGATCTTGCATTTAATTTCATCCAAAGAAGATAGACGCACTATCTCGTTCTTTAATGCTCCTTTTCTTAATTCAGCGAGTCTGACCATATTATTCCTATTTTCTTCATCTTTCCATAGTGCGACCAGGTTTAAAATACTGGCCGTCTCTTTAATTTGATTTTCTAACCTATCAGACCTCTTCACCTTAAGATCAGACAATAATTTCTGCTGTCTATTAACGCATTGGTTATATTCTGTCTGACCTGTGGATATTGATTCGACCAAGGACATAGATATTTTCCTTCCCTCTGAGTCGAGAGCGGATTCGTCCAATAATTCCTGCAACATCTCTATTCTTCTCTGAATCGTAGCTCCGATTACTATATCCGTGCAAAGGACGATGTACTGGTCAACCTCTTCTTGAGTCAGATCTGGCTTATCGTACGTATATCTTACGAAAGAGCTTTCAAAAAGTAGCTTGTCCCGATCATCTGAGTAAACTCCCATCTGATACGCAATTCGATGCGTATGCATGTAGTTGATAAATGCGGTTATGCATTTTTTATGGAGTGGTTTTAGATTATTCTTGTCGAACCCATCCATAACGTACTTATTAATCCTAGCAAGCGCTCTATCTAAGGTCTTGGGCGGCTTAAACTCGTTAGAAATTTCGTTGTCCTCAATTTCTCCCTGAGTTTCCCTGACGGGCAAGACCTTGAGAAACTCCTGCACAGCTTTTGTCTCATTATGCAAGTTAGAAATTTTTGGATTATTAAATAATACTCGAGCGAGCTCAAAAGCCTTCATTATTTTGCAATTATTTGTAATAAATTCTTTTTGTTCGTCAGTAAATTCGAGTTTTTCTTTTTTTGTGTATTCGTGGCTCGCGCGCGCGAGGATATTCTTCTCGGTAAGAAACGCTCTCACCTCTCGACCCTCTTTGGAGCGTCCGTCCAACTCTAGTTGAGTAGGATAAGCAGCATTTACAAGTTCATTTAAAGATACTTTAGGATTCTTATCTTTAGTTGTAAGAATAGCTAGCTTTTGTTCTTCGGTAAGCATAATCAATAGATGTCTATACCGCCATTATAAATACTTACTTTAATTTTCTTAATAAGATTCTTGTTTATTAACTTTACATTCTTAACTCCTAAGATTTTGTCTTTAATAGTGTATCCCAATAGCTTAGCCATTTTTTCTTCAGAATGATTATCAATATATAAACCAATGAAGACCTGATGCTCAACAGGTTTTAAGAATGGCTTTACTTGGTCTTTTATCTTACGAAAAGAATCTTCTACATTCAAGGAGTCGTCGCTCTTCTGGCCGATTTCGTACAAATGACTCTCTATAGATACGGGGAGCTTTGCGTCGTGAGCTCTTTTCTTTGTCTTTTCCCAATTTCTATACAAAGGACAGTCGCTACATTGCTTATCATAGATAGCGCAGCCTTCTTGACCTTGCATGGCGCTGCATTTTAAACACGGACGAGAGAAGTTACCATAATAATCTCTAATCATATTCTTCATCTGATTTGAGATGATGCGATTCACCCAAGGTAAGATGGGTTGATTGAGATTATATAGATGAATCTTTTTATATATATGGAGCCGGATTATTTGAGAGACATCTTCAAAATCCATCCAAGCTAAAATCTTAAGATTCCATCTTGATCTCCTTTTGGCAATCTCCTGATTTATTAAATCTAGATTCTTTTCAAACAGTTCGTCGTTAATATTTTTGTTTTGCAATCGTTAAAGATCCCTTGATTCTTTTACTCTAATTTTGTTTGATGCTGGATCAACATCTATTCTAGTACTAGTAATAGAAGGTTTTTCTATATCTACATCCAGTTTAGTAATGTTTGCTAAAGAAAATCCCTCTGGAAACTCATAGTTCGTATCATAATCATCATCATCTTCAAAATTTACGGATTCGCGACCCACTTCGGGCTCGACTTTATTATCATCAAATCTAGCCCTGGGTTTTTTAATCTGACTTAATACTTTCGGAGACGCATCGGCGGCTTTAATGAGTAAAGAAAACGAATTTCCACACGCAGAGCAGAACTTAGGCTTCTCGGCGCTATATTCTGATGCATTTCCGCATTTTTGGCAAAATATTTTCATTTTTGTGGATTGGGTTGGATTTGTTTAAACTTCTTCACCAAGAATCTCACCAAATCAGAACGCATAATATCTTCTTCTTCGAATTTAAATGTTTTAATGCCGTTTCTAGCACTATCTTCATCTTCAAAGAGTTTATAGCAGGCTTCAAAGCCGCCCGACTTAAAAGCCGGTAAGTCAGTCTGCATGGGGTCCGCTAATACGAAGCATTTAGTATATTTACCTAGCCGCGTTAATACAGTAACCAATTCCTTGAAGGTTGAATTTTGAGCCTCATCAAATATAACACACTTTACATTCCAGCTCATGCCTCTAGCATAATTAACTGGATACATAGATATTCTTTTTTCTTTTTCTAGCTTATCTACAGCGCTTTTATTTAATAGCTCATCTAACTTCTCTAGGAATGGTATATTATAGAAATGAAGCTTCTCATCAGCATCGCCAGGAAGGAATCCTAACTTACTATCTGAACTTTCTACAGCGGAGCGGATATAAATAATGTCTGAGACTTTCTTTTCGTTGAGCAATTTGAGCGCGCAGTACGTGGCGAGAATAGATTTGCTCGACCCGGCGGGGCCATTAACAAACATAATTTTAGTTTCTTTATCAAGCGCGGCTTCAATAAAGTTTTTTTGTTTTTCTGTCCACACT